AGATATAGACAAAAAACATATTGATGTTAACTGGAAAAACTTTGAATTAAAATCTGAACCAGGTGTAAAAAGAGCAGGTGTTATAGCTCAAGAACTTGAAGCAAAACATCCAGAGTTTGTAAGAACAAATGAAGATGGCTTGAAGTCTGTAGCTTATGTAGATTTACTAATAGCTAAAATTGCTGAGTTAGAAGCAAGGTTAGAAAAAGCAGGCATATAATGGGTGTACCAAATACTACGACTTTTACCTTACAAAATGTTGTTGATGAAATTGACAATGATGATAATTTAGTAGGATGTTTTAACGATGCTAACGCTAACTACTTTGATCCATCATATGAAGGCAGCCAAAATCAACTGCTTAATTTTAGAAACTATGGATCACAAAATGCTTTAACACAGTTTACTGGAAGCGGTGGGCAAAATGATATTAAGTTTATTTGCACTCAATCTATTACTACAAATTATTGGCACAATGGTAGCGCTACTTATCCACAAGTAAATGACGATGTATATACTAATTCAACTGGAACAACTTCATTTGGATCTACTTATATGTTAACTTCAGGAACTGGTGGTTACTACTTAACATGCTCAAGCGGAAGAGTTACCAGTGTAGCTTTCTGTAGCCCACCATAATAAATAAATAAATAAATAAATAAATCAATCTTTAAAATTAAAAAATGGCAATTATTTACAAATGGGATATCCCACAAATGAACGCTCACATTCAATCAGAAGGTGAAGACAATGTAATTTACACAGTACATTACAGATACACAGGCTCTGAAGAGTCTGGAGGCGAAACTTATTCAGCAACAAACATTGGAACACAGAGCTACGAGTATGTAGCAGGTGAACCTTTTGTGCCTTATGAAGATACAGAAGCTTTTGAAAACGTAGTTATTGGGTGGTTAGAAGGATCGTTAGATGTACCTGCAATGCAAGCTAGCATAGCTGCAACTATTCAATCTGAGATTACACCAGTAAACGAAGACTTATATTTTACATGGCAAAATCCGCCAATACCACCTACGCCAGATCCAGACCCAGATCCAGATCCAGCACCAGAGCCTCCAAAAGAAGAGGAAGAAGAAGAGGAAGATGAGGAATAGGTAAATTTCACTAAAAACAAGTAATAATACAAATATGCATAACGCATATAACCAGTGTATAATTAAAAACCAAAACCAATGACACTATTTTACCAGACTAACTCGTGGATTAGTCAACCACAACAAAATGAAAAACGATTGAACCTATGGAACCACATTGCTAAAAAAGCAAACTGGCGTATAGTTCAATTACCAAACGGCTATTATCAAACAGAGTACAAAGATCCTGATTGTGAGTGTAATCCTGAAAAGGATACGTGCTGCGAAAAATGGATAGATGTGACTAGGAGAGAATCAATGCAAGCCGCCGAAACCTCAATAGATAAAACTATTGAACACTACCAAAAGAAAGTTGAATTTTTAAACGGACCAAAAGTAGTAAAGACCTTTAAGTAAAACCAAACCAATCTAATCAAATTAAATCAAATATGGACGGAATTGTCAAAAACCTTAGCTTTGGTGACGAAGCTAAACAAAAGGTATTTAAAGGAATAGATAAACTCACTAAAGCTGTTAGCTCTACATTAGGGGCTAGCGGCAAGTGTGTTATCATGGAGGATAACTCTGGTGTTCCTATAATAACAAAAGATGGTGTAACAGTAGCTAATTCTGTTATACTAAGAGATCCTGTAGAAAATATGGGTGCTACGTTATTAAAAGAAGCAGCTAGAAAAACAGTAAGAGAAGCTGGCGACGGTACAACTACAGCTACAGTATTAGCACACTCAATAATGAATAGTGCTAAAAGTAGTGATAGAAAAGTAAGAGATGGTATATCATCTGGTGTAGATAAAGTTATTGATTACTTAAAATCTATATCAATACCTGTAAAAGGTAAAATGATTGATGACATAGCTACTATATCTACAAATAACGACAAAGAACTTGGTAAATTAATAGCTGATGCTTTTAGATCAGTTGGCCAAACAGGTGTTGTTACTATGGAGCCATCAGAAGGTGGTTTAACAGAAGTTGAAATAGTAGAAGGTGTTGAGTACGAAAAAGGTTTTTCTCACGGTGAATTTATAACAGATAAAGACAAAGGTACAGCTGAGCTAGACAATGCTTTAGTTTTACTTATGGATTCTAAGATAGATTCAATAAGACAAATACAACCAGTACTAGAACATGTTATAAAAGGTAACAAGGCTTTGTTAATTATTGGTGAAGTTGAAGCTGGTGTTTTATCAGCTCTTGTAATGAACAAGAAAAAAGGTAATATAAAAATAAATGTTATAGAACCACCTGCTTTTGGATTAAGAAGAAAAGAAATATTTAACGACTTATCTTTATTAACAGGAGCAACTATTATAAACGAAGATTTAGGTGATGATTTAAACACTATACAAGTTAATTATCTTGGTAAATGTGTTAAGTCAACATCCACTCAAGATGAAACTATTATACAAATAAATGATGTGTCTGAAGAGGTAGACGATATAATAGAAAAAATAAAAAAAGATTTAAAAAAGAAAAATAAAGCACATATTCAAATTGGTCTTGAAAAAAGATTAGCTAGATTAAGTGCAAAAGTAGCAATAGTTAAAATTGGTGCTAATTCTGATATTGAATTAAAAGAAAAAAGTGATAGAGTCGAAGATGCTATTTGTGCTACTAAAGCTGCTATTAAAGAAGGTATTGTACCAGGTGGTGGTATTGCTTTGCTTAACGCTTCTAGTGTTTTAAAACCTGAGAACAAAGGTGAAGAAGTATTACTTGAAGCTATAAAAGCACCGTTTAACACATTATTAAGTAATGCCGGTATAGTTTTAACGTCTGAACAATTAAAAAATTTACATTCAAACGAAGGTAAAGGATTAGATGTGGTTACAGGAAATATGGTAAATATGGTAAAGCTAGGTATTATAGATCCATTACTGGTAACAAAAAGCGCTTTAATAAACGCAGCTTCTGTAGCTACTACAATACTTTCAACTGATTGTGTAATAAATAACATGAGGATAGATGAAGGCAATAGGTAGAAACTTAATAATAGAGAAAATAGAAGAAGGAACTACTGAAACAAAAGGTGGTTTATTGCTAGCAGAGCTTCATAGAGACGATATAAGGTACATTAGAGCTAACGTAATAGAAGTTGGAGATGAAGTGTTAGGTTTAAAAAAAGAAGACCTTATATACTATGATCGACATGCTGGTCACAAAATAGAAATTGAAAATAAATCATATCACGTAATAAAAACACAAGATGTGGTTGTTGTTTTATGAAAAAGCTAGACGCTGGAGACCTAAAAGATCTCAATTTGCTAAAACATTATCGTATAATACGTAAGTGGGCTTGTAAAAACAATAACCTTCGTGAAGCTGATTTAGAATTACTACTATATTTAGATTGTATAGACTTGTTTACAAAGAAAGATTTTGAAGCAGGTGTATACTCTTATAGTTGGGATAACAGAAGATGGTCTAGGTTAATAAAAGAAGACTGGATAGTTGTTTGGAGAAAAAGAAATAGAACTACGCAAACTTATAATATATATAAGGTTTCTTTTAAGGGTAAACAGTTAATAAATAGAATATATAAAATAATGTTAGGTAAAGAAAAAATACCTACTAGTTTTAGAAGAAATAAAATAATGGAAGGTAAATCTTATATGGACAAGGTTTTAACAAAGTCCATAAAAGACGTAAATAAAGATACAATATGATACCAAATTTAGCAGCAATAGTACAACAAGCTCAGTCTATGGGTTTAGATCAAAATAGTAGCGCAGTTGCGCCACAACCTAATAACGGTGGTACTGTAGTTGGAACAGGTACTAGTGTAAATGATTTATCTTATTTTTCAAAACCTATGGGTATAGAAGCTCAATCAGCTGATGAAGTTAGAGCGCAAGCAACAACAAATATGATGAATCAATCTCAAATGTTATCTAGCCCTATAAATCCAGATGGTTTTTCAAGATCAGAAGAAGAAATAACAAACATGTTTAATCCTCAAAGACAAGAAGATTTAACATACAATCCAACTAAACAAATAAAATAAAAATTATGCATAAAACAGATCCAAATTATAACGAAGTAATGGCATCTAAAAACGCTCATGGTGTTGTAGGTGAAAGCGCTATATGGGATGGGCCATTAGACCAAACAGGTAGAGCTCATGGAAAAGGTAATAGCTCAGGAATAACAGGTATGCAAATACTAAAAGCAGATTTACCTTACAAAGGTATAAATGCGGTAATGTGCGCTCAAGGTAAAAAATATTAAAAGACAAAGAAATGGGATTATTTAAAACACAAGACTCTACTATAAGTCAAGCTATGCCTTTAACGGCTGCTATGATAGCTAGTATTGACGCTAGACCAGCTTGGGCATTTGAAAACCAAAGTGGGACATTAGGTACTAACCTAAACTCATCTGTAATATATTGTGGTGTAATGCCAGCAGATGCATCAATAAGCGTGAGACTACCAGGTAGTTCACAAGTAATAACTTTTGAAGGTTTACAATCTGGATCAATACTTCCAGTAGCTGTTGATTATGTTACAGCTGTGGCAGGTACTGGTGTAACAGTAGGTGACTTTATAGTAGGAAAATAAGATATGGAATCAAAAAAAGGATACACAGGACATTACTCGGGTAATCACCCTAAGCACTCTAAAGTTACTAAAAGTAATTTAGATGCTACAAGAAGAGATGACGAAGCTCACATGAAATATTTAAAAGAAGATGTAGACTATGATAATAAACATGGTCACAGTGATATAGATATGACTGCAGATGAAAAACATATATCAAAACTTGCAGGCGATTTAAAGTACGACGAAAAGCATCATTAAAATAAACAGAGTAAACTGACAAATCAAAAAAACATTTAACATTTAACATTTAACATTTAACAAAAAAAATTATGGCAAATTACATTAAAATTAAAGCAGCAGATATCAATGTTGCTGATCAACTTTCAGACGTAATAATCGGAGGCGTTGATTCTGTTTATCAAGGAATAGCAAACGGAACAGGAGCTCCTAACACCTTTGTAGTATATTCAGGAGGTAAAAGTTATTTATTTACAGTTACTGCAAAAGGTAAAGAGTGGGCTGATCAATTTATTTCAGCTGTCACTGCTAACCCAGGTGGACCTTTAGCAATCGTGCAAAACAGCACTGGCGTAAAAATTACTGACATAGTAATAGCATAACCATGCAATCTAGAGGATTAGGCGACAGTATTGCTAAGTTCACTAAAAAAACAGGTATTAAGACCATTGTAGATAGAATGTCTGATGGTCTTAATCTACCTTGTGGTTGTGAACAAAGGCAATCGTGGTTTAATGAAAAGTTTCCTTACAATAAATAACATGGCATTTAAAATAACACCACCGTTCGACTTAACAGATATGAGCACCTCTATATTCGAAAGAGATATGGGTGAAGATCCTGTTTATGCTAGAACTCCTAAAAATGGTGTTATAGTTTTGAACAAGGATTTAAAAGATCCTATTGAAAAAGCTAAAACTATCGCTCATGAGAAAGTCCACATAGATCAATACAAAAGTGGAGAGCTTGATTACGAGGTTGATGGTGCTGGTAAAGGTTATGTTGATTTTAGAGGAAAAAGATTCGATTATTCAATAATGCAAAAAGGTAAAGGGCCTTGGGAAAAACCAGCCTACGCCGCAGAAAAAAAAATAAATATATAAAAAATATGAAAACAAATCAAGATGGCGGAAGTGATTCTGCTAAAAAACCAAGCGCTCCAGCAGAGCAGATAGCGGGAAATCAAAAAGGCGCGGCTAAATATGGTCACCATAAAGGAGCAGCTGATTATAGCGTAAAAAAAGGATCACACGATCACCCACACGGAGCACCTAAAATGGGTTACAAACAATCATTTGGAGCAGGTAAAGCAAACTGCTATGCAAAAGGCGCTGCTAAGGTAGCTGAAATAATGACATTTGGAGCTTCTAAATATGGTCATCACAAAGGAGCTGCTGATTCAGGTCACGGTGGACCTGCTGGTCATACTCATCCTAGTATGACAACAAAATCTATAGAGACTTCAGGTGGCGGATCTAGTTCTTCTAGTTCTTCAACAAAAGGTGGAAGCTCTAGCTCTAGACAATCAACAAATAATTTATCTAGTTACCAAGCTACTTTAAAAGACTTAGGACCTAACTTTAAACCTACAGCGGAGCAAACAGCAAAAGCTAACGCTAGAGTTGCATTACTTAAAAAGAAAGATTCAGAAGCTAGAAAAGCTAACTCTACTTCATCAAGCTCTTCTTCTAACAATACTAATAGCGGAAGTACAACTAGAAAAAGTGAAACTATAACTTCTAAAAAATCTATGGGCGCTGTTCAAGAAAAAGGGAAAATAGCAGATGAGAATAGAGCTTCAAAAAATGCTTATAATAGAGAGATGACTAATATAAGAGCGGCTAGCGATTCTATTTCTGCACGTAACAACTTTTTAAATAAAAAACCAGCGCACCTGCAAAATCATCCAAAAGCACTCAGTACAGCTGCGGCAATTGGTGGTGTTGAAGCTAAGAAAACTAGAATCAAAAGTGGTGACTTTAGTTTTACAGAAGCTAATAAGATCCAAAAAGCAGGTCGAAACAGTAGCGGAAGATAATTTTGAAAAAAATATTTCAATGGCTTACAGGTGGCGTTATCAAAGAAGTTGGTGACGTCATCGATAAGTTAACTACTACGGATGAAGAGAAACTGCTGATTAAAAAGCAAGTTCAAGAAATAATGAACAAAGCTAATGCTGATGCAGAGAATCAAATAACAAGGCGTTGGGAGAGTGATATGAAGTCAGATTCATGGCTTTCTAAGAACACACGACCTTTAGCCCTTATATTTTTATCAGTTATGGCTATATCATTTATATGGGTTGATAGTCATGAGGAAATATCTTTTACAGTAGAACAAGAGTGGATTGCATTATTAAAGCAATTACTTACAACTGTTTATATAGCATACTTTGGTTCTAGAGGTATGGAAAAATTCAAAACTATAAGTAATAATAAATAGTAGGAATATTAATTAAATCAAATTAAATGAAAAACTTAATTATTACATTAGGTCTTTTCTGCTCTGTGTTTTCATATTCACAAGATAGGAAAGATTTTGCAGGTGTTTGGCAAGATGTTAAAAATGACGACACATTATTAGTAATTTATCACAACGAAACCATAGGCTCTTTAAAGTTCTGGAATTTTAAACTAGACAGAGAGTGGAGTATAAATGAAGATTTTTTATACGAAGAAAATGGCTTAGTAAAAACAATGCATGAAGATGCTTTAAACAGTGTTAAATTTTCAAACCAATATACGTTAAAAGATGGCGTATTAACAAAAGAAGCAAATGGTATGTTTCAAGAATTCACTAAATTAAATTAAATCAAATTATGAGTAAAGTAAACAAGATTAAAGACGAAGAGCTACAAAAAATTGTAGAAAAAACTAAAGAGCAAAACGAACTATTAAGAACAATAGGTGTTCTTGAAACTCAAAAACAAGGTGTTTTAGTTCAGTTGGCTAATAGTAATAAAGATCTAGAGGAAATTAAAAAAGAACTAGAAGATGAATACGGTCAGGTAACTGTAAACCTAGAAGACGGTAGTTATACTGAAATCGAAAAAGAAGATGACAAATAATATTAGAAAGATCAGTATCGGATCTGACTACAAAAATGATGCTATGCATTATTCAGTAGGGCAACAAGTATATGGTGGTCATGAAATATCACATATATTGCTAGATGATTCTGATAAATCTTATAATATACACATCAAAAAAAACAACGACGTATTGCCATGGAAAAAATTTAATTCTAACATGGCAATATCAGTTGAATATGATTTAGAGTATTAATGAGAAGTTTATATGACTTTATAGTTAAACCTGTAGGAGAAGAATATGACAATGAAAAATCTATAGGTGATAAAAAAATTATATTAAATACTAAAATAGAGAGTTTTAAATTTGTAAATAATTTAGCTGAGGTTGTAGAAACACCTAAAGCATACAAAACTCCTATTGAAAAAGGTGATTTAATAATAATACATCATAATGTTTTTCGTACGTTTTACGATATGAAAGGCAATAAAAAGAAAAGTAGATCATCTTTTATAGATGGTTTATATTTTTGTGCTTTAGATCAAGTGTATCTTTATAAAAAAGATATAAAATGGAAGTCTATAAATAGTAGATGTTTCATAAAACCGTTAAAGATAAAAGACGGATTAGAAGTAGCTAAAGAGAAAAAGCTTATTGGTATATTAAAAATAGGTAATAGCTCGTTAGAAGCGCTAGGAATAAACGAGGGTGATACTGTTGGTTATACTCCATACGGTGAATATGATTTTATTGTTGACGAAGAGCGTTTATATTGTATGAAATCAAATGATATTGTTATAAAGTATGAAAACGAAGGAAACGAAGTTGAATATAATCCACGCTGGGCAAGTAGCAGTTGAGGAGTTAATAAAGGTAGCTAAAGAACCTATAGTAGATTCAGACGATGACATATCAGCTGACAGACTTAAAAACGCGGCAGCTACAAAAAAGCTAGCTATATTTGATGCTTTTGAAATACTAAGCAGGATACAACAAGAAGAAGAGTTATTAAACGAAAAACCTAAAGAAGTTAAGCAAGAAAAAGCTTTTAAAGGTTTTGCTGAAGGTAGATCTAAATAATGTACGAGCAGCAGTTATATAAAGTATTAAATAACTATATAGATTCTAAAACTTTAAATCATAAGAATAAATATAAGAAATGGGATTACGGTTATAATGAAGAATATGATGTTGTTGTTATAAGTAAAACCGGAGAAATAGGTGAGGTTTATGAGATACAAAACTTAAAAATTGCATTACCTAAAAAACATGATGTAATTAAATTTGAGAATAACAAATGGACTTACTCAGGTTATCCTAAGGAATTAAAAAAAATTAAATCAGTATTTGACTGGGAAGAATACCCTTTAGATTTTAAAGAAAAATGGTATGATTATATCGACAAAGAGTTTACAAGGCGTGAAGAAGGTTTTTGGTTCATTAATAAAAATGTTCCTACTTATATTACTGGCACTCACTATATGTACTTGCAGTGGAGTAAAATTGATGTTGGGCAACCAGACTTTAGGGAGTCAAACAGATTATTCTATATATTCTGGGAAGCTTGCAAAGCAGACACAAGATCTTACGGAATGTGTTATCTTAAAAACCGTAGGTCTGGATTCTCTTTTATGTCATCAGCCGAGTCAGTTAACCTTGCTACAATATCCACAGATTCAAGATTTGGCATATTGTCAAAATCTGGTCCTGACGCAAAGAAAATGTTTACCGACAAAGTTGTACCAATATCAGTCAACTACCCGTTCTTTTTTAAACCAATACAAGACGGTATGGATAGACCAAAGACCGAACTTGCGTACAGGGTACCTGCTTCTAAATTCACCCGTAGAAAACTTGATGATAACACTAAGTTGCAAGAGATCACGGGCCTGGACACCACTATTGATTGGAAAAATACAGGGGACAACTCTTATGATGGTGAAAAACTAAAGTTATTAGTTCACGATGAATCAGGTAAGTGGGAAAGACCAAACAATATATTAAACAACTGGCGTGTTACAAAAACAACACTTAGACTGGGTAGTAAGGTTATAGGTAAGTGTATGATGGGAAGTACATCAAACTCTTTAGATAAGGGTGGTGATAATTTTAAAAAATTATATAACGATTCAGATGTTACAAAAAGAAACGCCAACGGACAGACTAGCTCGGGACTCTATTCTTTGTTCATACCTATGGAATGGAATTACGAAGGATACATTGATTCTTATGGCATACCTGTCTTCGACACACCAAAAAAACCAGTTGAAGATCCTCACGGGACTAAAATAAAAATAGGTGTAATAGAGTACTGGCAAAACGAAGTAAACGGTTTAAAGGAAGATCAAGATGGTTTAAATGAATTTTATCGTCAATTCCCAAGAACAGAAGAACATGCTTTTAGAGATGAGGCTAAATCATCTTTATTTAATCTAACTAAGATATACCAACAAATAGATTGGAATGCTGATTTAAAAAACAGTGGAATAATAACTCAAGGAAATTTTCAATGGGTAAATGGAGTAAAAGATACTAAGGTATTATTTATGCCAAGCAAACAAGGTAGGTTTTTCTTATCTTGGACACCACCTATTGAAATGCAAAACAGAGTTGTAATTAAAAATGGATTAAAATGGCCAGGTAACGAACATACTGGAGCTTTTGGTTGTGATAGCTATGATATATCAGGTACTGTTGACCGAAGAGGTTCTAATGGTGCTTTAACAGGTTTAACCAAGTTTAGTATGGAGAACGTTCCACCTAATCATTTTTTCTTAGAATATATCGCTCGTCCACAGACGGCTGAGATATTTTTTGAAGATGTATTAATGGCTTGCGTTTTTTATGGTATGCCAATACTAGCAGAGAACAACAAACCAAGACTTTTATATTATTTTAAAAGAAGAGGTTATAGAGGTTACTCAATGAAC